GAGGCTTCTCATGCGATGAATGTGCTCGCTTTGGAGGCTGGATACCGCGATGCTGGGGCTCTGGAGCGGTTGCTGATCGCCCAGATGCAGTACGAGCAGCAGGATGACGAGATGGCGATGGGTAACTTGCTGGAGAAGGATTTGAAGTTTGAGTATTTGATTCCTGATCTGTTGCCTTGTCCGGGGACGGTGATGATCCACGGGGCTGGCGGTGACGGTAAGTCGATGTCGGCTTGGACCATCGCTAAGCATGTGGCGAGGGGGATTCCGTTCTCGGTGCGGGGGGATCTTGTGCCAGTGCAGAGCGGGCCGGTGTTGATTTTGAACGGGGATCAGAGTGAGGTTCAGGTTCAGCAGCAGTTGCTGGAGCTGGAGTTCCAGGCGACTGATCCTGTGACTGTGGTGATGGGGTGGGACTTGAATTGGTACTACAGATTTACAGAATTGATTGAAAAGCACCAGCCGAAGTTGGTGATTATTGACTCGATTACGGGGTGCTCGAAGGGATCAGCATTTGATGAAAATAAGAAGGAGTTTGCCGGGCCGATTTACTGGTTGAGCAATAACAACGGGCGGTTGTTCCCGGCTTGCACCATCCTGCTGATTCACCATGCCAACAAGACCGGTGGGTTCCGGGGCAGCACAGCCATTAGGGACGCTGTGGACGAGGTGTGGGGGCTGAGGAGGCCGGACAAGCGGCAACTGGAGCAGACCGGGGGGAACGCCAGGCTGATCACGGTGGAGAAGTCCAGGGCGGGGCGGGATGGCTCCAAGCTGCTGATGAAGCTGGAGAGCGACCTGACGTTCTCGCTGGCGGATTACGTGGACGCTGAGGGAGGCGAGGGGCCGGCCTCGGTGGTGGATCGGGTGCTCCAGCGCCTCAGGGCGGCTTACCCGCGTTCTCTGAGCCGCTCAGAGTTGGCTGCGGACCCTTTGTGCGGTGGCAGTGTCACCGCGATCCGTAAGGCGCTCCAGAGGCTCGTTTCGAGGGGTCTGGTGGAAGTTGAGGGTGCGGTTAAAGGGAGGGGCGGTTCTGCCCATACGTACCAGGCAGTTTCTGCCTCGCGTGATATGTGTGTGAAAGTGTGTCCCAACCAGGAAAAACCCAGTCCACAACTGGAAAACAAGGTGGGACAGCCCCCTACCGCGTCCCAGGTTGTCCCACCTAACGAAGAAGGAGATGGGACAAGCCGGGACACGTTACAGGGTTGTCCCAACCTAGAAACCAGTGATACCAACGGATTTGGTCAGGTGGGACAGCTTTTTAGACACTCCCCAAAGGAAGATCGGACGGTGGGCGAGCTGGAGGCTCTCAAGGCCGCGGCGATCGACACCTGGAGTTGACCGATGAAAGTCCCTAGCGTTTTTCTATGGCTGCTCCAGGCGCTGTCCTGGGTGTACTGGAGACCTCCGATGGCAACTCAAAGCAAGCCCAAGCGCGAGCCACGGCCTCCTCGGAGGCCCCGCTTCACCTTCGCCCAGTACCCGGTGCCGGATGAGGTCCACAGCATCATCCGCACCACCTGGTACCGCAACGGCAAGACCGTGGAGGTGGATGAGATCCAGGTGCTGGAGTGTGACGATGCCACCGACATCTTCCACTACGTCTGCGGTGGGGCGCTTCGGCAGGGTTGCGACGTCACCGTCCTGACGACGTACCCTCCCGAGGCATTGGGAGTGCCCCATCCATGACCTCACAGAAGCTGCTCCAGCGCCTCCAGAAGGCCTATCAGTGCTGTTGTGCGTGCGGTGAACAGTACGGAACCCCGAGAGGGGGTTGCAGCTCCCAGTGGCGGGGTGTTTGCGACGTCTGCGGTCTGGAGATGGCCGTTACGGAGGTCAGGGACTGGGGTTATCTCCAACGAGGTATTGCCGAAATGGGCGTACCAGCCAGGTATTAAGCCGCTGGCGCAGGCTGCCAATACCTGCAATTGTTACGGAATGTGACTATGGGGCTCGCGGGTCCCCTGTTTTTGTGTCACAGTATGGGAGTTCAACCGAAAGGGAGGCGCCTGTCTCCCTAACACACAAATGGACTTCCAAACCACCATTCCTTCCGAACAGCTAAACCACTGGTTCTTTGCCGTGCGCTGGGGCCGTATGGCAGTGCAAGAACGCATCAAACAGCAGGCCGAGTACGGTTGGTCGACCCAGTACGACGACGATGTCGTGTCTCGTCTTGAGTCTCTTGAGTCTTATCTCGATGGGGAGCACCAGCAATTCATGAAGTCGCTGGGGCTGCCGATGGCGGAGGTGAGCAATGTCTGAGATCCTTCGTGTTGACAGCGTCGAGGTTGAGGATGACAGGGTCTGTGTTGTTGCTCTGGTGGACGATGCTCTGGTGGCGCGGCCGCAAACTTCCTTCGAGCCAGTCGAGTATGGGGCTGCCTTGTGCCGAGGCGCCTTCTACTTGGATCATGAGGAAGTGATTCCAGAAGACGATGACAGCCTCAGACAGTTCGTCGCCGACCGGGTCGGCTACTGGGAAGTCCTCGACGTTTCAGATTCGTAGTGCGTTGGCTCGTTGCACGCGCAATGAGCCTGACTACGACGATTGGGAGTACGGGACCGAGCCGATCGAAAAGGACACGAGCTGGGTTCCAGCCGGCAGTGTTCTTCACCTGTATTCCCGGTTGCTCCAGCGGTTTCAGGAGGAGGAGACCGTGAATCATGCACGGCTGGCCGCCTTGGCCATCACCGAGATTCTCACTCTCCCGCCTGAGACTCTGATGAGACTCGCTAAGACTTTCACTCCCTAGTACACTAACCACGTTCTTTTCAAGACCATGCTCACACTTCTCTCATCCAAAGACAGCAGCCAGCTCCAGGCCTATCTCACCGAGATCGGCACTGCGCTGGAGAACCTGACCCAGATCCTGGAGCACGCGCAGACCGTTGAGGTCGAGGTGGATGCTCCAGTCCGTCAGAAAGTCGTGCAAGTTTCTGACACTCCGAAGTCTCAGCGTAAGACTCGTGTGTCTCGCCGCAAGAGGGGGCGTGGTGTTTCGGCGCTGAACGCCAACAAGGTGCTGGAGATCAAGCGCCAGCTCCAGCAGGGGGACAAAACTGTGGCGCGGATTGCGCGGGATTTTGGGGTGCACTACAGCACGGTGCACCACATCAAGGCCGGTAAGACCTGGAAAAGCGTGCAGGAGATTGCACAGTGATTCTGTGTGATACAGAAATCCGGGCCCTCTGTAGTGAGGGCCTTGTTACTCCTTATGACCCAAGGCTGGTGAATCCGGCGAGTCTTGACGTGCGACTCGGGTACGAGCTGATGGTAGAGGTTGCGGATTTTCCTGACATGATTCCAGTGGACATCACTGGGCATACGCAGGCGAATCCGTTTCTGTTGAGGCCTGGCGAGTTCGTGCTCGGGTGCACGTTGGAGACGTTTCAGTTGCCGGTGGATGTGGCGGCGCAGTTTGCGTTGAAGAGCACCCGTGCCAGGCAGGGACTGGAGCATCTGATGGCTGGTTACTGCGATCCAGGCTGGACAGGATCAAAGTTGACGCTGGAGCTGCAAAATGCCCGGCGGATGCACGAGTTGCCGTTGTGGCCGGAAATGCGGATCGGGCAGTTGGTGTTCCACCGCATGTCGCAGACACCGGCAAAGGACTACTCAATTACTGGGCATTACAACAATGACGTTTCCGTTCAAGTTGCCAAGTATGGCTGATCCTGTGAATAAGCCGCCGCACTATGCGGAAGGGCGTGCTTTTGAGGTGATTGATGTCATCGAGGATTCGGTGCAGTTTGCGCCAGATCCTGTACTGGGTGGATTGCAGTGGCAGGTGCTGAAGTACGTGCATCGCTGCTGGAATAAGGAGAATCCGCGTCAAGACTTGATGAAGGCCAAGTGGTATTTGACTCGGTTGCTTGATTCGTTGGAGGAGTGATGTGGAGAATTACAAGTTTGAGTTGATTAGGGCAGATGAGTCCCAGCAGATTACTTATGTGGTGACTAACAGGTTTGAGGCTATTACGGCGGATCAACTGTTGGATGGGTTTGTGGACTTTGCTGCTGGGTGTGGGTTTGCCCGCGAGGCGTTGCTGAACTCGATGCAGCGACGTATAGAAGAGGGTTGTTAGCCCTCGTGCCAT